GTGTTCGACGACGATGTCGATCATGCGTGGGTCGTGAGTGGCGAAGGCGGGATCTTCGCCTTCGTCGAGCAGGAGGCGGGCGAGGCGGGCGTAGCTGGAGTCGACGTCCTGCTTGCGGGGCCAAGCCACGGAGGCGGGTTCGTTGTAAGCGCCCTTGCAGAGGCGGACGGGGATGTGGCGGGCGTTGAGGCGGCGGAGGTCGTCGTGAGTCCGGTAGAGGTAAGCCTGGAGGACGGCGCGAAGTCCGTTGTGGCTGTCATGGAGGTCCTGCACGATTTGCAGGGTGCGGTCCACGTACGGGCTGGACTCCATGTCGATTTCGACGCGGGAGCCGATGGAGCGGGCTTTGAGGAGGACGGTTTCCACGTTGGAGCGGCAGAGGGAGTCCGAGATGTCGAGGCCGAATTGAGTGAGCTTGATGGAGACGGTGGCAGGGAGGGCAGCGGCCGCGATGGCGTCCAGAGCTTGTTCAATGCAGAGGCGGGCAGCGGCGGCTTCCTCGGGCGAGGAGACGTTTTCGCCAAGGTGATCGAGAGTGGAGAGGACGTTTTCCTGGTGGAGGCGGCGGGCGACGGCGATGGCATCTTCCAGGCGCTGGCCGGCGATGAAGCGGCGGGTAAGGCGTGCAGCGACGGGGGATGTTTCCATCCAACGGCGGAGCAGGGGGCGGCGGGAGAGGAAGAGGAACGCGGCTCTCAGCATACGTGGCTGATCCCACTACTACGGTACATGAAGCGAGGGGGCGGGAGAAAGGTGGGATCGTCACACGGGATACACAAGAAATTTTCTTTTTGTTTTTGCGAAGTTGGCGCGGGGCGGGGTGGAAAGTAGCTGGTAGGCGCGGATGCTTGAGAGCGGCTGGGGGACGCACAAGCATGGCAACAAAGCAGGCTAAGAAAAAAGCGACGCGGAAGACGGCGCAGCCAGCAAAGGCACCACGCAAGGCGGCGCGGAAGACGGTCACGAAGGCGGTGGAGAAAACGGCGGCGGCAACAGAGGAGGTGAAAAAGGGCAAGGCAAGCGCAAAGGCGGGAAATTCAGAACCGAAAGCGAAGGCGGCGCCGCGGAAGCGGAAAGTGAAGCTCGACAAAAAGAAGCTCGGCGAGATGGTGGACAAAATGCTGATGCAATTGGCCGAGCAGGTGGAGGAAGGCGAGTGCAAGATCACGACGAGCGAAGGAGTGAGGCTGATCCAACTGCGTGAGGCATTGGGGCTGGACCGGCCGAGCACGGTGAAGGTGGAGTGGGTGGAGCCGAAATCGGAATGAAGATCCGGCGGACGATACCGTATTCGCCGCTGCCGTCGCAGCGGAAGTTTCACGAGTCAGAGGCGAGGTTCAAAGGATTTTCAGGGCCGATCGGATCCGGAAAGAGTCAAGCGCTGTGCCACGAGGCACTGAAGCTGGCCTATTTGAATCCGGGGCGGACGGGGCTGATCGGAGCGCCGACGTATCCGATGCTGCGGGATGCGACGCAGGCGGCGCTGTTCGAGGTGATGAGGCAGAGTGGGATTCCGTTCGAGTTCAACAAGGCGGAGAACCAGGCGGTGCTGCTGGACACGGAATCGCGGATTTTGTTCAGGTCGCTGGATGAGTATGAACGGCTGAGAGGGACGAACCTGGCGTGGTTCGGGGTGGATGAGCTGACCTATGCGAGCGAGGAGGCGTGGGTTCGTCTCGAAGGGAGGTTGAGGGATCCGCAGGCGACGCGGTTGTGCGGCTTTGGTGTTTGGACGCCTAAGGGCTACGACTGGGTCTGGGAGCGCTTCATTCACGACCCGGTGGAAGGCTACGAATGCGTGCAGGCAGCGCCGTTCGAGAATCGCTACTTGCTCGAGAGGGTGCCGGATTTCTACGAGAGGCTGAAGCACAGCTATGACGAGGCGTTTTACGCGCAAGAAGTACTGGGGGAGTATTTAAATCCGGCGCAGGGGCTGGTATATCACGCGTTCGACCGGAAGACACACGTGAAAAAACTGGAGCCAGAGCGGCAGCGGGAGCTGCTGTGGGCGCTCGATTTCAACGTAGATCCGATGTCGAGCGTAGTGGTGCAGGAGGTGGAGGGGCGGATTCACGTCTTGGACGAGATAGTTCTGAGGCGCGCGAGCACGCGGGATGCTTGCGAGGAGTTCTGGCGGCGGTACGGAGGGTGGAAAGCGGGGCTCGTGATTTATGGAGACGCATGCGCGAGCAGGCTGCAAACGAGCGGGACTACGGATCGGGAAATCATCGAGAGTTACTTTGCGGAGCGTGGAGAGAAACCGTCGTACCGCATACCGCGGAAGAACCCTTCCGTGAGGGAGCGTGCTGCGCTGGTAAACGCGAAGCTGAGGAGCGCGGCCGGAGACGTCGGATTGCTGGTGGATCCGAAGTGCAAGGAGCTGATCCTAGATTTCGAGCGGGTGCAATGGGCCGAGGGCAGCAGCGAAATCGATAAAGCGAAGGATCCGCGGAGGACGCACTTAAGCGACGCGCTGGGCTACCTGCTGTGGGAGAGGCGGTCAGGCGCGCCTGGGGCAGGAGAGAGGGACCAAAGGTTGTACTGGTGAGGCGAGGAAAGATGCGAGACATTAACCGGGAACATCCGGATTACACGGCGTGGAAGCACGTATGGCCGAAATATAGGGATTTATACGCTGGGGGAGAGCAATTTGTCGCGAATGCGGACCGGTACCTGATTCCGAGACAGAAAGAACCTGCTGCAGTGTACCGGGAGCGGGTGGCGCGGGCGTTCTATGAGAACTATGCGGGGTCGATCATTGATTGGTACGCGGCGACGCTGTTCCGCCGGGAGCCGATCTTGACGTTCGAAGGGCGCGATGAATCGGCGCGGCGATACTTCAACGAGCTGGCGGAGGATTGCGACAGGCGAGGCTCTACGCTGAGCGACTTTTTCCGCCGGCAAGTAATCGAAGCGATGGTGGCGGGGCGCAGCTACATCACCATTGATTTTCCGAAGGGGCCGAGGCCTGCGGGAAGCCGGGCAGAGGAAGACGCGATGGGGCTGTCGCGAGGGTATTTCAGCGAGTATCCGGCCGAGAGCGTGATCCATTGGCAAAAGGACGAGCGAGGCGAGTATGAGTGGGTGGTGTTGCGCAGCGAGCGGCAGGTGGTGGAGGAGGACAGCGGGCTGAAGCAGACGCTGCGGGAGTGGGTGAGATACGACCGCTGCCGGTATGAGATCTGGAGGCAAGTGGAGAGGGCGGGCAAGGCGACGGCGCCGGAGATGGTGGAGGAAGGGCTGCACGGACTGGCGGGGTTGGGGCGCGTGCCGGTGTTTGAGTTCACGCTGGGCGAGGGGATGTGGCTGATGAACCGTGCGGCCTCGCTGCAGCTGGAGCACTTCAACAAATCGAACGCGCTGGCGTGGGCGTTGACGATGGGTTTGTTCGCGATGCCGGTGATTTACAGCGACAGCGAATTCAAGCAGGTGGTGGGCGAGAGCTACTACGTGAAGCTGGGCAAGGAAGACCGGTTCGGTTGGACGGAGCCGGAGGGGCATGTGTACCAGATTGCGCTGGAGAACATCGACCGGTTGAAGGAAGAAATCTACCGGGTGTGTTACATGCTGCACCAGGCGGGGGGCGCGCTATCGAAGAACGCAGCCCTGACAGGAGTGAGCAAGCAGCGGGACTACCTAGTGACGCAAGAGGTGCTGCGCGGGATGGGGGATCGAGTCAAAGACATGCTAAAGCGGCTGCTGCGGACGCTGGCGGAGGCGAGGCAGGACGAGATTCAGATCGGCGTGGCGGGGATGGATGAATTTGACATTGGTGAATTTTCCAGCGAGCTGGAGGACGCGGAGCGGCTGCTGCGGATGGGGATACCGTCAGCGACGCTGCGGGCGGAGATCCAGAAAAAGCTAGCGATGAAGTATCTCTGCGACGCAAGCCAGGAGATGAAAGACCGGATTGCGCGCGAGATCGACGCGGGACAGTGAACCCAAAAAAGGAAGGAGAAGAGGAAAAGGATGGAGCAGGGACAGCAGGAAGAAATGCGTATGGCGACAGGGGCGCAAGCCGAAGATATCAAAACAGTGATCCGGAGCGTAATTGAAGAATACCTTGATCTGCAGAAGAAGGAAAGTGAGCCTGCATACAAGGCGGAATTGCAGGAAGAGAGGAAAAAGCGGGAACAGCTAGAACGGCGGTTGAACGAACTGGTGGAAGAGAACAAGCGGAGCCGGCAGATGGCGGAAGAGAGCGAGCGGCACTCGCAGATCAAGAGCGAGCTGCAGCGGCTAGGGGTGTCGAAAGTGGAATTGGCGTTCAAGATTGTGAAGGACGACATTGTGCGTGCACCGGATGGCACACTAGTGGCGAAAACGCCGGAAGGAGAGAAGAATTTCCGGGAATACCTGTCGCAGTTTGTGCAGGAAAATCCCGAATTTTTGCCTGCGCGGATCGCGGGCGGCAGCGGGGTGGTGAGCCCTGGCCGCGGGCCTGCGACGGCGGGGGCGGTGGATCTGGATAAGATCCGGCCCGGCATGAGCCGGGAGGAGCTGCAGCGGATCCGGGAGCAGATCAGCCGGGTGGCGCTGCAGAGCCTAAGGGGCGAATAACGCGGAAGGCGGCAGCCGCCGCGAGGAGTGGTGAAGAACAAGAGAAAGGAAGAGGAAAAGGATGGCAGCAATCACATCGGCCAATCTGGCAAATGCGATCGTGAAACTGGTGGCGGTGGACGCGCTTCCCGCGTTGATGGGCCACCTGGTGATGGGCAATTTGGTGAACCGGGACTTTGAGCCGACGCTGGCGCAAGCCGGCGACACGGTGAACGTGCCGATTCCGCCGACGATGGTGGCGAACAACATCGCCGAAGGCGGGACGGTACAGACGCAGAACCCGAACGTGGAGACGGCGCAGATCGTGCTGAACACGCATGCTGAAGCGACGTTCCAGATTCCGGACGTGACGAAAGTGATCGCGGTGCCGGACCTGCTTAGGCTGTACATGGAGCCGGCGATGATCGCGCTGGCGGAGAAGGTGGAGAGTGACCTTCTGGGCCTGTACAGCCAGTTCACGGCGAACGCGCCGCTGGGCACGGGCGGGACGGCGCTGACGGAGGCGGTGGTGGATGCGGCGGAGACGACGCTGTTCAACGCGAAGGTGCCGCAGAGTGAGCAGAAATATTTGGTGGTGGACGGCACGGCGTATTCGCAATTGCGGCAGATTCCGAGGTTCAGCGAATATCAAACGGCCGGCGAGGCGGGCTTACGGGCGCTGGTGGAGGGCAGCATTGGGCGGCTGAAGGACTTTTACGTGTTCCGGTCGCAGTTTGTGAAGAAGACGGGCTCTTCGCCGGTGACGACGCACAACATCGCGTTTGCACGGAACGCGATGGGACTGGCGATCCGGCGCCTGCCGAAGCCACTGCCCGGGACGGGCGCCATTGCAGAATACGCCGAAGTTGGCAATTTCGGCATCCGCGTGGTGATGAGCTACCAGCCGAACACACTGGCGCAGCAGTTCACGGTGGACATTTTGTATGGCGTTGGAGTCTTGCGCAACAGCCACGGCGTGCAGGTGCGCAGCTAAAGGCGGAAGCGGGAAGGGGGCGGCGTGAGGCCGCCCCCGCGAAGCAGATGGGGAATGCAAGGGAGAAAGTGAAATGGATCTGAGGCGGTACTATCAGGAGCTCCGGCAGAAAGAGGCGGAGATCGAAGGCAAAGACATCTACATAGTGAGCCTAGCGACGGCCGATGGGGGCAAGGAGGGCGTGATCACGCAGGTGCCAAAGGCGATCGGCTGCAGGTTGATTGTAGAGGGCAAAGCGCGGCTGGCGACGCCAGAGGAAGCGGAGAAGTACGAGCAGGAAGAAGAGCGGAAGCGGGCGGAATTTGCGAGTCAAGAGTTTGCGCGGAAAATTCAAGTGCAGGTCGTAACGGAACCGCGGCACGTCCGGAGCGGCAAGAACGAAGACAAGGGTTAGGAGGGCGACATGGCGCTGCTGGTGGATGGAGATGTCAATAGCCTGGACGATTTAAAGGAATGGGACAGCGGCGTGCTGGAGGTGGCCCACGGGGAAGGGATCGACTTGGGGGCCAAGCTAAGAAGGGCGCAGGCGGAGGTGGAGGAGGAGATCGAGAGATTTCTCCGCGACCAGGAGCGGGGCACGCTTGAACAGGTAGTGATCGACCGAGGGCTGAAGCACTGGCATGCGCTGAAGACACTGGAAGCGCTGTACCGGGACGCATATTTCAACCAATTAAACGACCGGTACGGGGCGAAATGGAAGCACTATTTAGAGCTGGCGAACCGACAAGGGAAACGATATTTCGACGCAGGGGTGGCGATCGTGGGGGCGCCACTGCGGAGGCCAGCATGGGTGGCCGTGCGGGTGGAGGACGGCGCGCTAGCGCCGGCGAACTACCGGATCCAGGCGACGGTTGTAGATGCGCTGGGGCGGGAAAGCGCTCCCTGTCCAGTGCAGGTAGAAAGCTCTCCGCTGCCGCACTCTCTATTTGTAAGCCTGCCTTATGCGCCGGAAGGCGCAGTAGGCTGGAACGTCTACTTAAGCGCGGATGACGGACCGACCGCGCTGCAGAATGCGGCGCCAATGGGGCTGGAAGCCGAATGGGCTCTACCGCTGACAGGTGTGGTGGCGGGGCGTCCGCCAGGGGAAGGGCAACCCGCAGAAGAAGTGGTGCGGGCAAGTGGCTCAGTGCTGCTGCGGGGGTGAAGATGACATTTACAATCCGTGAAGTGTTAGAGCGGCTTTCGGAGATCCTGGAGGGCGAGAACGGACTCACAGACAGCCTAGAGCAATTGAGGGAAACGTACGGGCTGGTGGAGGAGCATCCCGGTTGGGCCGGGTTGAAAGTGCTGAAGGCAGCGCCAGAACACATGGAAAGAGCTTGGGGCAGCCGGTATCCGGTGGTGAACGTGTTCTGTGAGAGGCTCCGCAGCCGGCCAACGGAGCGGCTGCGGCGGTTTTCGGGCGAAGTGCAGCTGGGGTTGGAAGTCAGGGTTTCGCAGGACAGGTTGGAGGGGATCACGGACAGGCTGCATTACTACAGCGACGCAGTGAGAGACGTGCTGGAAAGGAACAGTGGATGTATCGGGCCGGGCCTTTACCTGAGCGCTGAAACTTCTGTGCACATTGAGGCAGTAAAAAAAGGCGGAAGTTGTTTTCTGCAAACCAGCCAGATAATGTGCACAGTCATTGTAAACAGAGAATAAGCGGGGCACTCATTCATGAACTGCTACATTTCGACACGAAATAGCCGCTATTACGCGGCGGTTGAGGCAACATACGGTCAGGTTGCCCCGGTGACGGCGGCTGAGCGCATGAGTGGATTGTGGCTGCAGATATCGCAGAAATGGGAGGAGCCGCGGCGGCGGGACAAGACCGGAACTAGGACGCACCAAGGCATCGCGGGCCGACTGAGAAAGCGCACTGCGTTCGAATTCGGCACATATCTATACGCGAGGGAAAACGGAGCAGCACGGCCGAGAGCCGGCGCGCTGATTGAGGCGGCGATGGGTGCTACTCCGCGCTTCCATAGCGGAGGGCTTCAGGTGATGCAGGTGCAGGGGACATCGGTCACATTCACGGGGGCGCATGGGCTGCAGCCCGGGGACGCGGTTGCGCTGGGAGGGGAACTCCGCTTTGTGACTGCATGTCCGGACGCGCAATCGGTGTGGCTGAGCGCCCCGTTGAGCGGCCAAGCGGGCCAGGTGACGGGTGGTGCGGTCAGCTATGGCCCGGCCGTCAAACTGCCGAGCGTGAGCCTCTACGAATACTGGTCACCCGGGGAGGCGGTGCAACGGATCTTGGCAGGCTGCGTGGTGGATGAGATGAGCATTGCGCTGAACGGGGACTTTCACGAGCTGACATTCCGGGGAATGGCGGCGGCGGTGATCGATAGCAAGACGTTTGAAGCACAGCAAGGGGGGCTGGCCGGCTTCCCGGCTGAACCGCCGGTAGAGGCACTGATGGAGATGCCTGTGCCGGGGCACTTGGGCCAGGCATGGGCAGGAGCAACACCGGCGCCGCTAGAGACGGTAGCCCAGGCGAGGGTCCGTGTAAGAAACAATGCCGAGTTGCGGTGGAGAGATTTCGGACTCACCGAGCCAAAGTGTTTTGCTCCTGGAGACAGAGAAGTCACGATTGATCTGGAGATTTATGGGAATACTTCGGCGGTGTGCGAAGCGCTTTATGAGAGTGCGATCCATCGTGAACCAATGCCGCTCATGGTTCAAATGGGAGAAGTTCCGGGGGCGATGTGCGGGCTATATGTTCCAAACTTCATTCCGGCACCTCCTGAATTTATGGATGGCGAAGAGCGGCTGCGCTGGCGTCTACGCGGCTCTGTTGCGCAAGGCACTCGCGAGGATGAGTTGTATGTCGCGTTCGGATAACAGGAGTGGGGCTATGGAATACGTAAGCACGATCATGCGGGAATCGAAGACGACGCCAGGAGTGCGGTTCGTGATTCGCAGGCCTTCGCTGCAGCGCAGGGCTGAGATCACGCGGCGGGTGCGGCAGTTGCTGGCGGAACTCGAGTACCGCAGCGCCGGGGAGAGTCTAACGGACAAGCTGGCGGCCGCTGAATTGGAGAGCCGGATTGACAGCATTTACCTGGAATGGGGGCTGGAGGAAGTGGAAGGAATGCGAATCGACGGTGAGGTGTGCGATGCCAGGGCGCTCATCGAACGCGGGCCAGAGGAACTTGCCAGGGAGATAGCCGATGCAATCCGGAGTGAATGCAGGTTAAGTGAGGATGAGCGAAAAAACTAATTCTCGCCCTCCATTACTATTCGGGTGGCACTGCCGGGTGGAGGTGCGAAGATTGCCGGAGGCGAGGGTTGGAAGAGAGCCGGCAGTGCGGTTGGCGCGGAGAGCGGCAGGCAGGGGTTAAGGCCGTCTGGGCCAGGTACGGGTCAGCCACCAACCGGTGTCCGAAGACAGTGATCACAGCCGACAGTGTGGCATGGCTAGATCAATGGGCTATATGGCGGCAAACCGGGCGAGGCGTATCGGCGGAATGGAGCGCAAAGGATCTGGAGGCCATGGCCGTACTGGAGCAGGCGTGGGAGAGGATGCAGCATGAAGCGCGATGGGCTGGAGATTGAAGAGCGGATCGCAGAGGCGTTGCGCGCGGCAGGAGGATTTGCGAGCGAGAATGCGGCAAGCCGGGTGGATGCCCTGCTGGGGATGAGCCGGGAACAATCCAGTGGCGGGGCAAGCGTGAGCGAAGTGCTGGGCGAGCTGGTTTTGCGGCTGGAGTCATTGGCAAGACCAACTGTAACGGCGAGTAAAACGGGCTGGCAAGGAGTTGTGTCCAGCCTGAACCCAATCCTAGGGGGGATTCTCGGGCTATTTGGCGGAGGCAGCAACGAGGCACCGGCGGCCTTGCCATTGGCGCCTAGGCCCACGACCGAGCGGTACGACATGGGGTTTGCCCGGGATGGCGGCTACTTTTCTGTGGACCGGGATGTGACAGGGCAGATGAGGGCCATGCGGTCATCCGCCTCACCAGCGGTGATTGTCCATGTGGAGGCGATGGACAGCCGGTCTTTCCTTGAAAGAACCCCAGAAATTGCGGAGGCCTTAAAACGGGTGCTGTTGGAATCGGAGGGAATGCAAAGCGTATTGGCGGATTTACAGGAGTAAGCGATGCTGGAGTTTCCGAAGTTAAGAACGGGGGTGACGGCGCAACATCCGCTGGCGTGTGTACTCCTGAGTGAAACGCGGATATTCACATTTCTCGACGGCCGGCAGCAGAGATTCCCAGTAACAAAGCCACGGAAGAAATGGATTCTACGTCTAGATCAACTAGACGAAAGTGAAGCGTGGGCGGTTGAGGAGTTCGCGAGAAGACATTTTGAGACAGCGGAACCATTCCGGTTCAAAGACCCGCGTACTGGAGTGGAACATGCCCCGTGCTACCTGGCTCGCAATGAATTTCAGATAACTGCGGATGGCCCCATGAAGAGGCGATGCACGCTGGTAGTGGTAGAGGGCGGAGACTGAAATGTATTTCCCAGTGTTGCTGAGCCAAGTTCAGGCTCACCTTCCAGTTGTCAAGGTAACCAGCTTCAGCCCTGTCGAAGTAGAAAGTCCTGGGGGGCGCCTGTGGCGGACTGCCAGCGACAGGCCGGCAGTGAGGAAATGGGCACTGCGGTATGAGGACCTGACAGACGACGAAGCAGGCGCACTGGAGGCGTTTTACGATGCGTGCGCCGGTGGCTGGCGTACTTTTACGTTTGCGGATCCAATGTCCAATCTTCTTCGGTGGAGCGAGGACATCGGCAACGAGATTTGGGGAAAGAGTGCTGGGCTCAGGATTACAGTCTCTTCCAGTGTGGGCGAGGGTCCGGCAGAATTCCTGATCGTAAACAGCAGTGCGAGCGCGGGAAAAGTCTGGCAGGAGCTTGATATAGCGCCTGGTTCTGCGCTTTGCTTTTCCTGCGAAACGCGAGGGGGCGCACTGAAGCTGCGGGCAGGAGGTCAGGAGCAGCCTATTGCTGCAAGCGGGGATTGGAGCAGGAAATTCATCACGGCGGTTAGCAGCGGCGGGGTGCAGCGAGTGGAGATCGAAGTGGATGCGGGGGTGTCAGTAGAGGTGCGCCGGATCCAAGCCGAGACACAGCGTGCGCCATCAGAGTACCAAGCGACGTTCGAGAGGGGCGGCGTTTATGCCAAGACGCGGTTCAGCGAAGGCGGGCTGCGGATTGTGAGCGTTGCGCCCAACAGGAACGTTGCTGAAGTAGTGCTGGAGAGCCATGGGGAGGACGATTTCTAATGCAGATCGCGGATCTGAAAAGGCAAGAAGAGACGCAGACTCCGCTGTTGCTATTTGAGTGTACGTTGCCAAATGGAAACGAGGAACGCTGGTGCACGCACCACGTTTGGGCTGAGGGCAAGGAATATGAGCCGCGAGTGCTGCGGCACTCCGGCTTTGAGATGCGACTTAGTGCGGAGGATGGGCTGGACCAAGGGAATCGGCTGACGCTGACGTTGTCGAACGTGGACGGGCGTATCTCGCAGATCGATAGTGGAACAGGGTGGAGAGGTGCGAGACTTCGAGTTCGATTTGGCTTTTTTGATTTAGCGACGGGGAATCCCGTGAGCGAGCTGGCCGCGGTGTTCGCGGGGATCGCCAATCCTGTGGAAGAACTCACTGAGAAGGACGCGAGGCTGAGCTTCATAAACCGGCTGAGTCTCCAGCGTCTTCAGGTGCCACAGCTTCGCATCCAGAGCCGGTGTCCCTGGCGGTTTCCAGCAAACACGGAGGAGCGCCGGGAAGCGGCAGACGGCGCTGCCAAGGGACGGTACTCGCCTTTTTACCGGTGCGGTTATTCGCCAGACGTGGATGGCGGGTGCGGAAATATGAACGGCGGGGAGCCTTTCACTACCTGCGGCTATACGAGACAGGATTGCCAGCAGCGGGGAATGTTCGATGAGGACAGCCAAGGGAGGAGGACGCGGAGGTATGGCGGTTTCGCGTTCTTGCCCGCCGGGCTGCTGGTACGGGCTCATGGATCAAAGGAACGCCAATGGGTAGACCCTCTGGACGGCAGGGCGCGGTTGAATGATGCGATACCGCAGGTATATGGAACGGCCTGGATACAGGCTCCGGTAATATTTGCGAGAAACGACGGCAATCTGACGCACTGTGAAGTGCTCCTTGGGTTAGGGCCGATTGAGGGCGTCAGGAAAGTCATAGCGAACGGTGTCGAAATACCGCTTGCGGATGATGGGCGGGATATGAGCGGCACCGGGTGGTACCGCCCTCTGGCGCTAGGAGAAAGAGAGGGTGGCTTCAACGCAGATTTCGCAGACGGAGACGGAAAGCCGTTGGGGGACCCCCATGGGAGCCTGGCTTGCCTGTCTCTTGTGTTACCGAACCAAATCGTGGACCAAGGGAGACTGCCAAAAGTGGAAGTGCTCCTAGATGGTCTGAAACTGCCACGGTACAACGCGGACGGCACTGTGATGGACGTCGCCTTCACGAGAAATCCCGCGTGGATTTTGTTAGATCTATTCCGGTCTGCCGGTTGGGACATGGAAGAAATTGACATTGAAAGCTTCTGTCGTGCCGCGCAATATTGTGATGAGTTTATCAATCTAGCGGGTCCAGGAGGAGAAGAAGTCACAGGGCCACGGTACGAGATCAATCTTGCGCTTACTAAAAGGCGCAGTCTAAGTGAAGTTGTGCGGGGAATACGCATAGCCGCAGGTTTGATGATCAGTATTGATGCTGCCGGGCGGTTGAGTTTGAGGCCCGAGACGACTATTAGCAAGCAGCATCCACAGAAAGGGGAATACAGCAATGCCCAAGAACCCGTAAACGGCGGATGGCCGGCCTACGAGTTTGGGGATGGTACGAATGGCTGCTCTGGAATCCTGCGGAGGAGAAGCGGCGAATCGTCTTTCCGCCTGTTCCGGCGGAGTTCGGGAGAGCTTCCTAACCGGCTGACAGTGGAGTTTGCAGATGCATTCCGCAATTATCAACCAGATGTTTTGTCGCTCGTAGATTTCGAAGATGCACAACTGCAGGGATGTGAGGTATCGTCGACTCTAGGGGCACTGGGATTGCCGCATTTTGACCAAGCAGCACGCGTCTTACGGCTGCAGATTGAGAAGAATGTCAGAGGAAATCAGTTTGCAGAATTTGAAACCAGTGTACAGGCATTCGGACTTCGGCCCGGAGATATCATCACAGTGAGCCACTCGAAAGAGGGGATGAACAGAGCCCTTTTCCGGGTGCTGAAGCTGACGGCCGGGCTGAATTTCGAAAGTGCGAGGATCACTGCTCAGCGGCACGAAGAAGAATGGTACGAGAAGGCGGCAGGAGAAAAGACACCAGGGGAGGCCGACGGGCTAAGGAATGGCGGAGTACCTTTTTCGCTGGCCGGCCGGAGCAGATCTGAAGAGGGGGTAGAAGAGTTCGAGATCTTAGAGACTGGTGTCGCGGGCGAGAACGGCGTGGAGATTGCCATACGGTTTACGCCGCCTGGGGAGCCAGCCCTGGCTGGTCCAAGACCGCCCGTGGTTAGTCTCACTCCATCCATTCAAAGCGGGGGCGGGTCCCTGCGCGGTGGAGGCACAATTTATTATGCTCTGACGGCTGTGAGCGGTGATGGCCGTGAATCGGCCTGCTCCTTTGTTGTTGAGGCCAAGCTGCCGGCTGGGCCGGACGGGTATGCAGTGAGGCTTCAAGGGATACGGAGCGAAGAAAAGACAGGAAAAATCCGTGTTTATCGCGGAGAAAGTCCTTCGCGGCTGAGGCGGATTGCCGAGGCTGTTCCAGACAATGGGGAGTTTGTTGATGACGGGCTGGAAGCCAGTATTTGTCCGGCGCCTGATCCAAACTATGACCACGCCCGTTTTCAATGGCGGATGGAGTACTTGCCTCCCACCAGGGCAGACATTTATGGGGCCGCTACTATAGGAAATTCTGCCCTCAGCCTGGAGCCAAATGAATACAAGGGCGCTTCGGTGCGCATTGTGGGGGGCAAGGGGGCAGGACAGGAGCGGGTCATAGCAGAACATTCGGAATCGGAGATCCAAGTTTCTCCGCCATGGCGTCTGGCGCCCGATTCCACCAGTGTGTTCACGATTGGTGAAAGCGGATGGAAGCCTGCAGGGGTGACACGGAGCGATGAAATCCGCTTTGTTGCGCCAGGCGGATATGGAAACGCGATCCAGGTGCTGGGAGTGGCAGTGAGCAGCCGCGGCGCCGAGAGCCCAGAGACGGAGGCAATCGTGGGGCGGCACGAATTCGGAATTTCTGGTGCCGGTGACGTTGATGTGCCGCCGATGCCTAGTTTTGGCATATCGGCGCATGGGCAGGGTTCATTTGTCCTCGGTGGGATCGGATTCCCCACGCTCACAAACACGCGGACGATACGGACCGGCACGCTGACCGTGCATTACTGGGACGAGTTGGATAGCCCCAGTCCCTGGCGCCTTTCAGAGGCTTTGGGCGACCAAGAGGTGGTGGTGCGGCTCGAGACGGCAGCGCCTGTACAACAGGGAGACCTACTGCAGCTAGGCCGCGAGCTCGTTAAGGTGCTGGAAGTGAGTGAAGGGGGAGCGGAGATGCTGGTGGACCGCGGTGTTCATGACACGGCAGTGGTCATGCATGACCAGGGAGAACGGGTCTATCCGCTCCGGCGCCTGACCTCTGTACTAGCGTTTTCCAAGGGACTTTTCGGGAGCCCGGCGAGTGGGAGTTACAGCCGAAGGATCGAGCTGCCGAATGCGAGGATTGCAGCAGCTGAGTTCTACGTGACCAACGACAGAGGGGCCAGCCCTACTGCGTACGCGGCGTTCACCATGACGGATGAGGGCGGATTAAGGACGATGGCCGGCGGGCAGTACACGTTCCAATACGATGGGGAACTGGCCGTGATGGAGAGCCTCTGTCCGCCGCTAGTAGTGGAGACGACGCGGGCAGTCCGGGATCTGCTGGCGCGGGTGGAAAGGGCACCGCAAGGGGCACCCGCGGTTCTGCGCATATCCGTTGACGGTGTAGAGTACGCCCAGCTTGTAGTTCCTGCAGGCAGTGTGGAGGCTGAGTCAGTATCTTGCTTTGATCGACCTCCCCTCAGAGAGGGCTCTGTCTTGAACGTCTCTGTGCTCTCCGTGGGGACTGGCGCCGACAGTTATCCCGGGAAGGGTCTGACGGTGACCGTCCGGCTGTGAGCACTTCGCTTGCATGCCCTCGTCGTGGTATAAGGTAAGAAAGAGCTTTAGGGCGCGTAGCTCAGTTGGTTAGAGCGCCTGCTTCACACGCAGGAGGTCATAGGTTCGAGTCCTGTCGCGCCCACCACACCCCCAGCGGGCAGTACGCGAAGAACAGGGAGCCCGAATTCCCACCAAGTATAATACGGTATCTGCATTCGCAGAGTGCGGTTTTCAAAATTGTGGAAAACTTCCCCTTGCCGACCGGTGGACTCGCTTATACCGTAGGCGTAGATAATGCCGGATTGGACAAGGCGCTGGGCAAATATTTGAGGTTCCTGTAATAGCAGAGCCTGCGCTGCTGCGGGCAGGGGTATTTGTGCCGGGCGATGAGGCGGGGTTGCTCGATTGGGCATGGTTCGGATCGGGACCTCCTTCGCGTTGGAATGCATAGCCGCACGGATTGTCCCATTCTGATCTTGTCTCCCGAATTGGAGCACCGGCAC